ACATTCATCATATATCTTTTTTTAGCAACCCATATACCTTTGTTTGCAATTGCTTCTCGTTTCATATACATTTTTTGTTCATAAGCATTTACATACTTGGCAAGATTTTCAAAACTTTTATCAATTATATTTTGTATCTTATCTTCAGCAGCCTTGTCTAAAAAATCTACTATTTGATTTACAGTTTTACCTTTACAAACTTTTTCTACAAGTTTATCTAGTCTTAAATAAATTGAATCTGTATCAGATGCAACAACATAATTTACATTATTGGTATTTAAAATCTTATTCATAAATCTATTGACATCCCTTTCAACCCAACGAATAGATAACTGACCACCTAATGTAATTGCTTCTGCCTGTTTTACATCAAAATATCTAAAATATTGATTACCAATTGCGCCATAGGCAGAGTTTAATGCAATTTTTTTGGCCATTTGTATATTATGACAACGAGATATTTCATTTTGATAGATTGGATCTTTTGTTTTTTGAAATTCTTTTTTAGCTTCAATTGCTTTCTTTTTAAATACAACTCGTTCGGTATACATCTTGTCCATCAGTTCAGCAAGAAAACCTTGCTTATCTCTTTTAAACATAGCGCCGTTTGGTGCAATAGTTACATTTTTATCTTTTGCCCATTTGAGATTTAATCTTTCATCTAAAAAGTTTTCTACACCAACTGCCTTAGGTTCAACACCGACAAATGTTTCAGGACTTATGTTGTATTGCATAATCAAATGAGGATACAAACTGTTTAAATCAAATGAAACAATCCAGTTATGTAAACCAAGTTGTGGGTCTTTTACATATGCACCTTCATATTGAGTATCTTTTTCATGGTCTTCTCTTGGCGGAATAATAATATTTTTTTTAAGTAGATGATTATAGATTAAAGTATCCCAACAACGCACTTGTGAATATACATCTGTATAATTTACTTTATAGTCATAAGCCATAGTTAAACATAGTTCAATTAATTTCATTTTGTCTTCAAGTCTGTCAACTAGTTCAACATCTTGGATATTATATTCAACAAATCTTTGATAATCTTTTGTATAGAAGTCTTTAAATGTTTCATATGGATTATCTAACTTTTGTTCGCCAAGTTCTACCTTGGCAATGTAGTTTAGTTTATAGCTTTCTTGCCTAACGTATGTAAACTTTTTATATAAATCAAAATAATCTAATACGGAAACACCAAGTATATTCCAAAACTGTTGGTTTTTTTGACCAAACTGTATTCTATCAGCGTTGACATAATTCCATGGTGAAAATTTATTAATTGTATCATTATCAAATATAAATCTCATTCGATTCATAAGATAAGGTATGTCAAAGAATTTTACATTCCAACCTGTAACAATATCAGGATGATTTTTACACCAGAATTTAAGAAACTCTAATAATAGATGTTTTTCGTTTTGACATTTAACATAAGTTACATTTGTTTTTTTAGATATAAAGTCGCCTGTGCCCCATGTCAATATCTGTTTATTACTATGATTTTTTACAGTAATACAGATAATCGTTTCTTTTGCAGTATCAGGATCGGGAAAGCCGTTCTCACACTCGGTTTCTATGTCAAGTGTAAATATCTTTATGTAGTCTTTGTTCCATCGCATATCATCTTTATATTCGTCAGCGATATACTGATAGTTGTATCTATTCATGCCATAGATTTTGTACTCTGGTATGCCGTTATATTCGCTATAAAAATTTTTAGCTTTTACAATCGAATCAAATCTTTTTGATTTAAGATTTGTGCCGTCTAGTGTTTTATATTTTGATTCTTCTTTTGTAGGTAAGTATAGTTTAGGACTATAGTTAATACGACTTAAATATGATTGACCATTAGCGACACCTCTTATAAGTAGTTTACCTTTATGCTCAACTACATTTGTATAAAAAGTACTCGCCAAATTCATATATTATTATAACACAAAGACTTTAAAAAGTCAATTATGTGATGATTTTACTTTTAGGTGTAACTAGAGAACCAGTGTTTTGTTGATAAGCATTTATCATATTATCATCTGGTGTTGTTTCAGTTATAATATTTAACTCTTTAATATGTATAACTTCATCTTTTGTATATGGTATATAAGGATGAAATCCTATTTGCATAGGTTTGCCAGGTTGACCTTGCATTGGTATTAATACAAAAGGTTTTTTTATTGCTACAGAGCCTGCAATGTCCGACTCAGTTGACGTACCAATTACGTCCTCACCAGAGGTGAGTCTATATAATCTAATCATAATATACTCCTATTCAGTTTTAGATTCTTCAGTAGTTTGTTTTTTTCCAATATTATATTTTGCTTGTAAATTCCATTCACCTTTTTCTTTAAAAGCAATTATCTTAATCTGTGATAATGGTGCTTTATTTTCAGCAGCTTTTGGATTTACAATTGTCAATAAATTCCAATCTTGTAATAAAACTGATATTGTGTTTCTTCTTTGTACATCATTTTCAACTAAAGTTGCTTTCTTACCATCTAAAGCAAATAACTCTTTGAAATGAACAATGTAATATTTACCTTGTTTGTGTAGTATATGACAAGATTGAAATAATGTTTTATCTTTCCTACTTGCAACACCTATTCGGGACAAAGTTTCCCTAATCTTCAAAAAATCGTCTGGCTGTTTTAGAGTAACCTCTAACATCTGCTCAGGTGACCAATTAAAACTTTCTTCACTCATTTTCTTCTCCCACCTTTATCTAATCTCTCTTTGATAAAGTTTAATTGTGTTTTATTCAGTATGTCTAGGGCTACTTTTGCTTTTGCGTTGCTATAACCATAATATTGTTTTACATACTCTAAATTTTTTGATTTAGCAGTGGATACCCACTTGCCACCAAATCGTTTTCTTTTTCTTATACTATTTAGTAGAAAATGAAACTGTAGCCGTTTGTTAAGACCATGATGTATATTCATCTCATTTGCCATCATAATACTATCAACGTGTTGAGAAAGACAACGATTTATAATGTAAGGAGGGAATTTTTTCTCCCAAGTCAAGTCATCACCGTCAAGCAAATTAACTTTTGTCCAGTTAATCGCATTTAAATAATCCGATAATTTATATTCAATCATTACTAATGTCGTTTTTCATGCTTTATATGACCTTTATGAGAACCCATATAGTAATCGCCTGGTTCATAATCCCATCTCTTACCATGATGACCTCTTATATCAGCATACCACATTCTTAACTTTACTATCAAAGTTCTAAAAAATGTTCTTCTTGCCATTTCATCCTCTACTTAAATTTACATTCTGCCATGATTTGTGTCAGGCACGCAACCATATTTATCTCATGGTCTGCCACAAAGGCTGATTTATATTGATAATCGGCGATTGTTAGTACAGCCGCAGGTATAGATTGAGGTTGTAGATGTTTGTATAGAATATCGTAGATACTACTAAACAAAGACGATGGATCTTTATCAAGGTTTTGAATAACCCATTTTCTCATATCACCAAATCTTTTTTCTTTTAACATCTTAATCAACTCTTTATTATTGATTTCAGATAAAGAAACAAGTATACCACTATCAATCTTACCTCTTACAGAATATCTTTGTAGTTCGTTAATTGTTCTTCTAAAGTCTGGATAATGTCTTTGTATGAGTTCAGCCAATACTTTTTTATCAAACTCTATGTTTTCTGTTTTAAGTATTTCACCTAGTCTTTCTAAAAATGCAGTAGCAGTTTTTACTTTTTGACCATTTGTAATACGAAAATCAATTACAGTACAACGACTATGTAAGGCAGGTATGATTTTGTTTTTAAAGTTACAAGTAAATATAAATCTACAGTTCTTATAAAACGTTTCAATAAAGTTTCTTAATGCAGGTTGAACACTATCAGCATTCATATAATCTGCCTCATCTATAATAACAACTTTATGATTTGCACCTTCGTCTAGCGACACGGTGGACGCAAAGTTTTTGATTGTAGTTCTTAGTGTATCAATATGACGGCCTTCGTCTGAACCATTGATAATAATATAATCACAACCTAATTCTTCACATAAGGCACGAGCAACTGTTGTTTTGCCCGTACCTGCTGTGCCAGAAAGGAGAAGATTTGGTATTTCTTTTTGTTTTAGAAACTTTGAAAATGTATTTTTTAAGTCTTCAGTTAAAATACATTCTTCAATTTTCTTTGGACGGTATTTTTCAACCCAAAGGAAATCTGACATTTAGACCTCCTTATTAAAATGTTGAGTCTGCTTCTAAAGCAATCCAATATTGTACTTTAACCTTTTTGTTTATGAAGTGAGCAATCTTTGCCTTTGATAAAGCAACATCATAATCACCAGGAATAATTTTCATATTCTCAGCCTTAACATATGCAGTAAACTCTAAATCTGTTTCACCTATTGTAACCGATGATTCATTTGAGTTACTATTTTTTTTATCTAAAGCAACTAATTTAATTTTGCCTTTTTCACCTTTAAATGCAATATCAGGCAGACTTAAATTTGTATATAATTTTTTAACAGATTCATAGTCACTATTGTTTAGTGTAAATGTAACTGTCTTATCTGGCATTGATATTTGTTTAGATGGATATCTTAATGTTGATTTATCAGCAAATGCATATCTAGCTGATAGTGTAGATTTCTCATCTTGTATTTTTAGATTAGCAGAACCATTAAATTTTAAAACTGGTTGTTGAAATGAATCTAATGCTCTTAGAAACTCTGGTAAATCATATACACCAAATTCAGTTTCAAACTGTTCTTCAACGTCTGCCTTTGCCATAATGTTTTTCATAGTTGACATTGTACTTAATGTCTTACCAGGTGTAAACAAAATGTTAGCATTAATATCCGAGAAATTTCTCAAAATACTAATTGTATTATCACTTATTTTCATATTATATTTTCTCCTTATCATTATTTAATAGTAGTATAACATAATGTACTGCCTTTAGCAAGTCTTTACGATTATGACCACTTTTTCTACCATACCTTGACAAATATTTAATTGCGTTGGCTTGGCAAAAATCACTTTTAATACCAATAGACTTTAATAAATCTAAAGTTTGAATACCATCTTTACCAGATGAGTAATGTTGACCATATGTAGATTTTATATAATCTAAAATCTCTTTACATATTTTATCTTCATTGTATTTCATAATATTATTATATCAAAAAAAATTGATTTTGTCAATCACTTACTAAACCAGTTCATATAAACTAGATATGGAACTAAAATAGGATAAACAATATGCTCTATTAATTCATAGATTACCAAAGCGGTAAGCGCTATTGCCCACCACTTTGATGTTTTTGCTTTTTTGGAAACATAACCAAATATCTTGGCATGTGTTTTTCCTATTTTTTGTATTAGTTTATTCACTAGATTTTATTTCCGTTAGCAGTTGCTTGTAAAAATTTTAAAACATTTTCTGGTGAAGATTCGCCATATGGATCTTCAGATAAGTCATCTGCTTTTCCAGGTTCTTCAAACACTTTTTCTACTACACCATCATTGATGATTGCAGCATATCTCCAAGACCTGTCACCGAAACACTTATCTCTTTTTGAACACAACATTCCAACTTTTTCTGTAAACTCTCCATTACCATCAGGTATGACTTTTACATTTTCAAGTTTTTGTTTATCAGCCCATGCGTTCATAACAAACGAATCGTTTACTGACATACAATAAATTTCATCTATGCCATGTTCTTTAAAAACATCAGCAAGTTTTTCAAAATTAGGTAGTTGTTGATTTGAACAGGTTGGAGTAAAGGCACCAGGTAGTGAAAACAAAATAACTTTTTTACCTTTAAAATAGGTATCTGTATTTGTATCTTGCCATTCTCCTAGTGACCTTACTCTAAAATTTACTTGTGGTAGGTTATCACCTTCTTTCATTATATACTCCTTATAAAATTTAATAATATATTATACTCGATTCAATTCACAAAGTCAATACTTTATATGCCTTGTAATCTTGGATCTTTTGAAGTAATGTTCTTTGTTGCTTTTGGTCTAGCAATAGAGTCCATACTTCTTTTCCTTAATTGAGCCTTGGCAGAATTTTCTCTACTTCTTTCAGAAAAGATTTTTTTTAAATCCCATTTAAAATTCATACACCCTCCTTTTATAGTTAGGTGCGTTCCTTCAGCATTTGCTTACTTCCGACTCATAAGAGTTGAACGATATAAAGTATTTATATCTGGTATGTGTTTGAAACATACCAGATATTGGTTTTATTATTATTTAATATTAATTGTTCTTGGTTTTTTAGACTCAGGAACAATTCTTTCTAAAGACACTTTTAAAAGACCATCTTTTAATTCAGCGCCTTTAACTTCAACATCATCAGCAATTGTAAAAGATTTAGAGAAATATCTTTTAGCGATACCTTTGTGGATTACTCCATCCTCGTCTTTGTCTTTAGTTGCTTCTACAGCTGATTTAATATTTAAGACACCATCTTCCATATTAATTTCAATATCTTTTTTACTGAAACCAGCAAGTGCTAGTTCAATATTGTAAGTAAAGTTACCTGTCTTTACGATATTGTATGGTGGATAGTTATATCTAACCATTTCGTTGAAATTGTGGTCGTCCATCATTCTTTCAAAATGGTCGAACACGTTATCAAACCCAACGGTTACTGGTCTTAATTGATTGAAAATAGATAATGCTTTATTAGTCATAATTAACCTCCTTGTTTAAGCAAAGTTATCTTTATATCGAATACCCATTTGGCATATTCA